GAAATCCTGGAGCCAGGGACAAAGTTCAGGAGATACAATTTGATGAATAATATCTGCCACGCTGTTTTTAGAGCGGAGGTCATCGGCTCGGCACATATTTTCCGGCCACGCTTTCTGGAATCCAGAATATTTTGCAGCCAAGAAATGAGGAATGCCTGTACAGCCGCGGGTCTGAGAGGTTTTCGTTTCGCAGAAACCTCACGTAAATCCTCGTTCATGCAAATTTCTGTCGAGACGACAGAAGATATTGCCGGTGTCGGCCACCTGTAGGCTCTTGAGAAAGTAGCGCGCCTTCGCGCTATTTCAAGACGACAGCAATAAAGCGGACTGTCCCGATTAATTTTCAGATGTGCCAGTCGGCGGCGTCGCCACGCCGGTCGAGGGCACTGATCTTGAAGGCGTTTGCCTGCCGTCGGACGATGCCTGTTCAACGCGGCTGCATTGCAGCGCGCACACACTAGCCTGCTCCCATGGCGGCTAGTCCTCCAACAGACATTTCGGATTAGCAAAACCGGCTGCGAGCAGCTCGGACGTCGGCGCGCGCCAGAAGGCGGCTATTGCATGTTTTATATCCACCATATCTTGCCGCAGAAGTTCGCAAGCCACCCGGTCATTTATTTCCTGGCGAACCGGTTCAATCATGATGCGATTGGAAACCGCATGGCTTTGCCGTCCACGCAGGGGCTCGCAGCCGAGATTAGTTCGAGCCCACACACTGGGGGACATCTCGGAGAGTACTACGAAGGATTTCGCAAGTATCTTGACGACGTCCACACGTCTTTAAGACGCGATGCGACTCTCGCAGGCGATGAGCGTGCGCTGGACGACGTCGTTGCCGACCTAAATGTGCTCTTAGCAGCTGCCAAGTACGCGCAAGCGAATGGTCATCTGTTCGCCAATACCCCCGAAGGAATGACGACTGAAGAGGCAAATGAAGCGACCAGGAAATGGTTCAATAACTGGAGAAGATATGCTACCGACAATGAGGTGCAAATCCGCCAGATGCAGGAGACAGTCGACCAACTGTACGACGCTGGTCGCGCGGATGCAGCCGAGTATTGGCCACTTCTCTCTCCAACCAGCCGTCTCGGCTTGGAAGAGAGAACTGATATCCTGCGGCGATTTCCAAAGGGCACTCCGATTTCGCTGCAGTTTGAGGCCGCATCCCCAGTTCCTGCTCTGCCCGGGCTTGCTCCTCCCTTCGTCGATACCCGCTTACCGGGCTTCCTTCCACCCCCTGTCGAGGTGCTAGGTCATCCGGAAGGATTTACGCCGAGCAATCCGCCCCTCATTGATGGGGTGCCGGGATTTCCAGTTTTCAATCCGGCTTTGCAAGGGCTCGGTCAATTACCTCCTAGCGCCGCCATGCCGCCCCTACCTCAGATGCTGCAATTCCATTCCGAGACAGGTAATCTGCTCAGGAGCTCTGATGGTTCGCCGTTGATGGGGCCGAACCCTTACAACATGCCCCACGACCCGGCCGATGGTCCAGCTATTTTGCGCGGATTGGCAATGTTCGGGGCCGCGACCGCAGCTCCCGTGTTGCTTCCCCTATTGCCGGCGTGGGCACCAATCGCGGTCGCTCTCGGTCTCGCCGGAGTTGCGGCGAGCTCTGCCGCTCGCGCGGATCCGACCGGCACAACAGAGAATGGAGCATCCGCTGCAAGGGCGTTTGACCCCGCCGTTGGACAAGCAGTAAGTGATCAGGGCGCGATGCGCGCCGGCACATTTGCAGACCGTTTCGGAAACTGGATGGATACGCCAACCGGGACTACGCCAGCTTCAAGCCGGCCAGAAACGCCTTCTGATCCTGCCGCACAAGCCGCCGTCCTCGATGATGTTCGACGCCTTTCACGAGTGAACGAATCGAGCTCGGGCAGTGCCTTCACGATCGGAAGTGCGCCGATTCCATATCTGCCTTCCACGGAATTCAACGATCGGTATGGCAGTTGGCGTACCTCGAACGGAGATTGGGGAACGCAGCAGGCGAGCAAACCCCTTGGCATGCTAGCGGATGAGCCAAGCTATTTCATCCCGCCGTTGATCTTCGACCCACATCCCGGCATCGATGCTGACGAATGGTTCTCGCGCTGGATACGTCCATTGCTTCGCCCGGACTGAAACCTCTTACGGCGCGTTGCGCTTGGCGCTAGATCTCGTCCGTTGGCACATCGAAGAATGCACCGGCATGATGGCATGATCGAAATTTGGTGACTCCCGCGCGGAGACATCCGCTGCGAGTTCTCTGTTTCTCAAGAGACAATTGCCTACCTGGGAGTTTGGAGATGGCTTCGCCTGAAGAGAGAGATGCGGTTTTATCAGCCAATCGCCGAGCAGCCCAACAGCGAGCATTTCAGGGCTCCCGCACTCCTTGCAATTCAGGAGTTGGCGAGGGGGCAGGACGGAGAGCGCCATCAACGTGCTTTCGGCCATCATGCTGAGAGAGACCACAAATGCGTTTGCACGCGTCCCTGCCGCAAACGCCATTCTCGATCGTGGTTGGGGCAGGCCGTTACAGCCATTGGCGACTAATCACGGCCCGATGGAGTTGCTGTATCGGATCGAGCGCGTGATCGTGCACCCGGACAATCCATCGGCAGCCCCTGATCGCATTGAAATGTCCGATGTCTCGCAAGTATCGCAATCGATCTCAGAGGAGGAATTGCGATGAAACTTGAGACGCGAGCCACGACATCGCCGGGGGAGCAGAAGCCGCTGTTGTCGAGCTGGCCGCAATGGATGCAGCAGGCACTTGCGCATGAACTTGAGACAGGAAGGCCGCAGGCGGTCGCGAGGGTTGACGAGCCAGCGCGGGACAATCCCGCGAGCATCCGCATTCTAAGCCGTGCCAAGTGAGTAAATGCAATGAGCCAGGACGGGTCAAAGCCGGTTGAGAAGCGGTCCAAGGCACGCAAGCGCAAGTTCTACGTCATGGACTTCGCCTACCGCGGCGGACCGCCGGCGATGGTCCTGGAAAATATCGATGTGCTGGTGCCGAAAACCGGAATCCGCGATCCGTTTCCCGGACGCGGGTTTCCGAGCTACCCCGAGCCGCCGCGTTTCGTGTTCGGCGAGACGAGAGATCGTTCGCCACGTGATCTGGAGATGTATCATGATTACTGGCTGATCTCCGATCGGTCGAAGGCGGTTTTTGAGCGTGTCGATCCGGCCGCTTTTGCCTATGTCGCCTGCGACGTCAGGCTGGCGAAGGGACCGTATGAGGGCCGGGCTACTGGCTCTGTGATGTCGTCCGTGTTCTGGATGCGTTGGACGAAACGCAGTCACGCTTGGACGTTGGCATCTGTGACGATCCGAGATCCCGAAATTTCGGCAAGAAATATTACAGGATGGTGGTCCCGGGTGGAGCCAGGCTGATCTTTAGGGACGAACTACACGCCTTCAGAATGGCCCACACGGGAAATGAAGGTCATCTACGATGACATTCTTAAGAGTGCGTGCAAGGAAGCCGGTCTTGCGGGCATCTACATCAGAGACGTGTTGAAGCTCTTCTAGATTATGGTGCGTGCCATGAGGCAGGCCGACGATCTTTTAGACGTCGTTCGTTGACACGTCGGGCAATACACCTGCATAATGGCATCATCGAAAAGTTCGTAACGCCCGCGCGGAAACATCCGCCGCGGGTTTTTTCATGTCCATTCGAGATCGGACGGCGGGCGCGCATTGCGGCCACGCCTCGTTGAAACGCGTCTAGGGAGCGCCGATCGGCGCGCCGCCGTCCGTACCATTGCTGGCCGTGCACGCGCGAACGTGCCGGCCCGCGGCGCCGAGCCCGCTGCTCGCGCCGCAGCGGTCTCCGGAGACACGGAGATAGGGTTCGCGCCCGAAACGATCGCGCGTCGCCGCGCGATCTGCCGCGCATTTTCTTGTCGTGGGAGAGACGATGACCGCCTGTCTGATATCGCTCGCGCTCGCGGGTCTGGTTGCAATCGTGCTGTGGGAGGTGTTTGCGTGAACGAGGAGATGAAAATTGCGCTTGTGAGGGAGCCGGCTGCCCCGCGCGCGCGACAAAAGACGCCCAGGGCGCGCACCCTGACCGAGATCAGATCCGTCGCGCGCAGCCACACCAGGACGGCCATTCGCGTTCTCGCCGGCATCATGCTGAGCGAGGACGCGACGCCGGCCGCGCGCGTTTCCGCGGCCAACGCCATTCTCGATCGTGGCTGGGGCAAGGCCACGCAACCGGTCGAAACCGGCGAAGACGGCGTGCTGGATTTGATTCACCGGATCGAACGCATCATCGTTCGGCCAGGAGAGACGAATGGCGGTGATGTGGAGCACGATGCCTGAGGTACGGCCATCTCGATCCGTCATTCGGTCGGCTTTGCCGTTCGACACGTCGGGCAATACACCGGCATCATGGCATCATCAGAAGAAGTTGGTTCAGCCCGCGCAGAGCAATCCGCCGCGGGTTTTCGATTCCATTAAGGTGCTCTAGGTCTTCGTCTGCTTGCAGGTCCGGCGTTGCCCGGCATAGGCGCGCAAGCTCCGCAGGGACAGCCGGACACACCAAACAACGAGGACTGGTCCGCGATGTGGCGAAGGCGCACCGGCCGGCCCTGAGGCGAGCGAGCGCATCCATTGTCGATCCTGAAAATTCCAACCGCCAAGATCTTCGAGCCGCTGCTCGAGCCCGCGCGCTACAAGGGCGTTTACGGCGGGCGCGGCTCCGGCAAATCGCATTTCTTCGGCGAACTGCTGGTCGAGACCTGCCAGGCTGAGCGCGGCACGCTCGCGGTCTGCATCCGCGAGGCGCAGCGCGCGCTGGCGCAATCCTCCAAGCGTCTGATCGAAGGCAAGATCGCAAGCCTCGGGCTCGGCCACGGCTTCAAGCTGTTCAGCGACAAGATCGAGACGCCGGGCGACGGGTTGATCATCTTCCGGGGCCTTCAGGACCACACGGCCGACTCGATCAAAAGTCTGGAGGGATTTCGCATCGCCTGGATCGACGAGGCGCAATCCCTGAGCGCGCGCAGTCTCGCGCTGTTGCGGCCGACGATCCGCGCCAGGGAGTCCGAGTTGTGGGCGAGCTGGAATCCGCGCCGCAAGAGCGACGCTATCGACGATTTTCTGCGCGGGCGCAAACCCGACGGGGCGCTCGTCGTCAAGGCGAACTGGCGCGACAATCCGTGGTTTCCGGAGGTGCTCGAGGCGGAGCGGTTGCTCGATCAGAAACTCTATCCGGAGCGCTACGATCACATCTGGGAGGGCGACTATGCGCGCGCCTTCGAGGGCGCCTATTTCGCTGCGCTGCTGTCGGAGGCGCGTGCACAGGGGCGGATCGGCAAGGTCGCCGCCGATCCGCTGCTGCCGCTGCGCGCCTTCATCGACATCGGCGGCGCCGGCGCCGCGGCGGATGCGTTCACGATCTGGATCGTGCAATGGATCGGCAGCGAAATTCGCGTGCTGGACTACTACGAGAGCGTCGGCCAGGTGCTGGCGTTTCATGTCAACTGGCTGCGCGCGCGCGGCTACGATAACGCCATCCTCTACCTGCCGCATGACGGCGTCGCCGCCAACAACATCACCGGCAAGCGCTATGAGGATCATCTGCGCGAGGCCGGCTTCACCGTCGAGCCGCCGGTGAAGAACCAGGGGCCGGGCGCGGCGACGATGCGGATCGAGGCGTTGCGGCGGCTCGGTCTGCAACTCTGGTTCAACGCGGAGACGACCGAGCCCGGCCGCGAGGCGCTCGGCTTCTATCACGAGCGCAGGGACGAGACGCGGAATATCGGCCTTGGCCCCGAGCACGACTGGTCGAGCCACGCAGCGGACGCGCTCGGCCTCATGGCGATCTGCCATGAGCAGCCCGGCAGGGTCGCCGCATTCAACCGGCCGATCCGGTATGCGGACCAGGGCTGGGTGTGAGGCACGGGCCCCCCATCATGAAACCTTGGGTTGACGGTGTTCCCCGTTGTGTTCCGTGGTGTGGTATGTCCTGCTGCGTGAGTGTTTGCGATGTCGGCGTTTCGAATACTGGTCGAATTGTTCAATCGAGGCATTCTCATCTGCTGCGGCGTCCACGCATGCTGTGACAAGACGGCCTGCCGGGGTGGGCATTTCAAGGTGTCGCGCCGAGCTCCGATGTGGCCGTTCGCTGCTGCGTATCATTGCTGACCGGAAAGGTTGTTCATGTCGAAAATGTCGATCTCCGAAGTGAAGGCGATGCTCGCCTCCGAGAAGGCCAACGCACTGGCTGCGATGTCCGCAGCAAGGCTTGCCGAGGAGCGGGCCGATGCAATGGACTATTATCTCGGCGACATGCGCAAGGACATGCCGGCGCAAGACGGCCGCTCGCGCGCCGTGTCGACCGATGTCGCCGATACCATCGAAGGCTTGATGCCGCAGCTGATGGACATCTTCGCCGGCTCCGATGAAGTGGTGCGGTTCGAGCCGGTCGGTCCGGAGGACGTCGCGGCCGCGCAGCAGGAAACGGATTATGTCAATCACGTCTTCATGCAGCAGAACGGCGGCTTTATGGTGCTCTATTCCTTCATCAAGGACGCGCTGCTGTCGAAAGCGGGCATCGTCAAGGTGTGGTGGGAGGAGCGGGAGGAGGAGAGCCGCGAGACCTACTACGATCTCACCGACGACCAGTTCGCGCTGCTGGCCCAGGATGTCGCGGAATCGAACGGGGCGATGAAGATCGTCGCACACACCGTGCATGGCGGGACTGATCAGCGAGATCTACCTCAGACGACGTCTTAGGGTTCACGGGCGCGCCGAGCCAGGATGCCAAGGACCCAAGTCCGATTGCAGCGGGCCGGTCGGCTCCAGTGTCTGGAACGCTCGGGTCTGCGGGCT